ATAAAATTGCAAACCTAGGCTTCAAGAAAATAAAATCTACCTCTCGGTCCTTCTCTTGTCGGCCAAACCCTTTGATTTTCTACATCAAGGCGTTTGTGTGGACACATTAACCAATCGATCATTTTATAGTAATCTGGAAACTCATCAACATTTAGTTTTGCTGATGCGATTAGCAGTCCTGTTCGTTCTAACCATTTTAAATACTTTTCATGAGGTTGGGCTCCTTTCTTCACCATCTTCTCAAAACAGAATTTAAAAAAGTCATAAGCTCGTTTGTTCGTTCCGCAAGTGGCGTAGGCTAATCCTACTGTAACACTAACTTTACGATTAAAATTATCATACTCTGATTCAGGGAACAAAAAATGTGATAGTAAGTCTTCAGTGGTTCGGAAGGGCATTCCAAAACGCGAAGAGTAACCTAACACACCTTGTCCATCAAAGTTGAAAGTAATCTTGCTTTTCTTAACGTTTAATTTAGCATTGAAGTAATAAAGGGCAACTTCAGCTAACATGTCAAGAAAATTTGAGCCATAAAGCATCATCATTCGTTCAAAGAACGTGGATAAAGAATCATCGCCTTGTACGCGAATAAAAAACTCTTTGATATCAATCCTAATTCCTAAACAGCTTAAACATGTTAATATCATAATTGAATTAACAAAACTGTCCATTAATTGTGTAAATTGATAACCTGATCCGAAACCATTTCTAGTCCAGATATAGAGTTTGTTATTTGGTAACAAAGTCGGTGTATGTTTAATTGCATTCTTAATCCAATCAAATAGACGCTTAATTCTTATTGGGTCAGCTTTTGCTCTCGTACCATTATAGAACGAAGTCTCTTCATATTGAGAAAAATCAAAATAAGATTCCCAAATTTCAAATGTGACATCAATTAATTGATGTAGCATTCTTCTATCGAACTGAGACCAGTCGACGGCTAAAACTGTTTCTGGTTGACCAAACTTAGAAAATTCCATCATAAGTTTTTTCCAACCACCTCGCATTATTTCACGACCCCAAAGTAGAATTCCACTTTCAGGATGGTTTAAATAATGTGATTGCATAGGCCACGCAAACATCAGCTCACTCATAAGTAGTAGCCATGTAGCTCCAAATACAGCACGGATTTTGTCCGGCTCATCAGGGGCAACGACGTGTGCTCTTGCATGTACAGTATTCCAATAATAAGTCTGAGGTTCTCCATTAGACCAAAACGGATATAATCCATCTTTAATCTGGTGAACTAAAAATCTATTGTATTGTAACACTTCATTATATAAGTTATGTTTCTTACGAGCGTTATCAGTTGTTAAGTTAAGTTCTTGCTTCCAAGATAACCACAAGTCAAGTTCGACCATAGGGCTAGGCTTTTCTTCAGTTTCATTACTCAGCCAATTCAACAACTTTTTGTTTCTATACTCTTCGTATTTCTCGAATAGTAATTTCCACTTCTCAATCTCATCTTCTGTATTGTGGATCTTAGGAATTTCTGATTCCCAGTCAACATTACGTTCTTTCGGATTAAATCTCCAGCCTCGTAGATTCCAAGGTGCCTCAACATTTGTGTTTAAGGTCATCGGATAGTATCTAAGATCAGGATATGCTACTGGATGTAACATTCTTGACGGTTTGAAAAACTTTTTAGTCATTCTAACGGCTTTATAATAATCTTCATCTTTCGGAATAGGGTGAAACGGTTGCTCTGTACGAAAATAATCTGTTATTAATGCTTTATCATCAAATTTAGATCTTCTAAATTCAAAAACTCTACCATACTCTTTGGGATCAAAAAATTCACGAATTTGACGGGAACACCATTCAAATATCTCTTGATTATGATCTAATTGTGCTTGAGTTGGTCCAATTCTCGGATTAGGAAGTCTATCTTCAGATAGGTCACTAACAAATCGAATATTGTCAGACATTTGGTTTAGTTTTACTTTAGTTTAACTATAAACTTTATAGCGTG